ATCCGTCTCCTGCAGTATTTCCACTTGTCGGTAATTGCGTACTGTCGGAAAAAGAGCCTAATATTTTAACACTTGTGCCGGGATCTCCCTTATCTCCTTTTAATCCTTTTAAGGAGTCTTTTGGCAATACACAGATCTTTTTGCCGGATATTACTGCAACAGAATCAGCACTCTCCACCTTTGGAGTGTTTTGAGTAGTAATAGAGCCAGTAACATTCAGGTCTCCCTCGACGTCCTGGTCCGCCCAAACATTAGCGATCAAGAACAAAATCAAACTGGTTTTAAATACAATCTCTGCTGTTTTTCCCATGTTACTCCGCCATTTCGTGAAAGTTCGACCCAGAATTCAGGAAGGTTATTTACCATTACAGCCTGCAACCTTACTGAATTAGAAAGCATAAGGGGATTGGTAGTAGCGCCGGATCCTCCCAGTACCTTCCAGCCCTCATTGTACGAACCGTAAAAGTTATTCTTATTAATTACAAATATTAATTTACCTGGACTAAAAAGAGTCTCTACCCATTGCCCGTTTAAACGAGTATAGGTGTTTTTGTCTGTCCAACCGTTCCCGGTACCGCTCGCGATATATGTGTCCAGATTTTGCGGATTTGTCGGTAATCCTGATGATGGATTCCAGAGATCGATCGCATTTGATTCTTTTGTGAAACCATTGTAAAGAGCGTCTACTGCAATATCCATATGTATAAGTGCAATACCAGGTTCACCTGGATGAGCAGCAATGTAAGTGGCAAGACTGGCTCGAATGAGGGCCTTTATTTCTTCCGGTGAACTCACATTATTGCCTTTACGGTAGTCGAATGAAGAGAATGGCCAACGCCGTAAGCCATACATGAACAAGCTCCTGTTACAACTCCGTCAAGCGGATTTACTGACGGTCCACCAAGTTGAACACTTTTTGCATTTACAATAACCTGTGAATTTAAACCGGTCGCGTTTATTTCAATTTTGTGATTGCGTTTCAAATGAATGTTGTCGCCCTCATCCGTATAGAGAGCAACCTCGCCACCCTCAAGCCCCCTCAAGCGGTACCGTTTATCATCGACTGCTATAATAATCCCGTGATCTCTATTACCACCTACAAACACTCCTATTGCCTCTGCGCCTTTTTTGGGAACGCTCGTAAATCCGTATTCCTGATACCTGTTTACATTGTTACGGATTTCATCTTCAAAAAATCCTACTTGTAAAGTCTGAATACCATTTCTATCTGAAATAGTATTGATTATTCCCTTCGCCACCATAAGCGCGATCCGTCTGGATACCCCCTCGATCATTTTTCGTATGGTTGCAATCATCTCAACTTGCTCCCGGTTGCTGCTCGTACAGAGGCCCAGGGATCTGTTTTGATTTTATTTTTAATTACCAATGGTTCAGGTAAGAAGGCATCTGGTCTCATTAAACCAATTCGTGTTGTTGTTCCTCCGCTTAAATCCTTTGTGAACTGTACTTCATTGATAAGCATAATTTGATTATCGACAAGCAGCGGCTCGATCCGGACAGTGGTCAGCATGTTAGGCCACCAAATACGGCCGCTATTCTGTCGCCAGCCTTCTACTATTACGTTAACACCCGATGACCGACCGGCTCTTATAGCGCATTCCCAATTGGCCCGCACCTTCGCATTTGCGTTGTCTGTTATGCTATCAGCAACTATGGTTAGCGCACGTTTTCTACGCATTGCAGGATCTGTTGCAGTCGCAGAAACTCTTGAATCCTGTTGAGGATCTGAATTATCAGATCCAGGCCTGGCGCCGATAATCTTATAATCACGATATCTATCATTTGAACGGTACTGTGCAGCAGCTGATAAAATGTTTTCATTATAAGTTAGGTTTGTATCTGCAAAGTCTTTACCGGTACGAGTCAGAAGGATATTACCATCAGAAGTAGATGTTGGAAGCAATCCAACCATTCGTGTTACTCTTTCAATAGCATCAAAGGCTTTTTCACCTGGTTGAATGGCAAACTTGTTAACCTTCTGATCAATTCCATTATCAATACTGACTGTAATTCCATACGGGCCGGCAATTTTACTTGTAATTAACAAAACTGATTGCTTTGTAAATTCATACGGGCACTCGATAATTGAGCAATCTATCAGATCTTTTGTTTTGTCACGTCCGGTTATTGAGATTGTATGATCTTCATTGGATATGCTCATATCTACAGCATCGACAGAACCTGTAATTACAGTATTCTCTCCGATGTATAGCGTACATTCATCATCGGAAAAGATCGGCCATGGTTTACGGTCGGGAGACCATTTATCTGTTAACTCTATATTAAACTGGCCTGCGATCGCATCTAAAGCCCGAGTGATATTAACAGATTTCCAGCCACCGTATAGTATTCCGTTTACAAGAAGAGTGACATCATTATTCATAGGACAATACCTCCAGAGTGGATTCGCCACCAATAAACATCGGGTTTCGGATATTGTTCCTATTTATGATATCGCTTTCCATGTCTATGTTTCCATATAGCTCATGCGATAGCACCAATGAAGACATCGTTTGTCTTGGTATGTAATTTTGCAGCCTGGAAAGATTTCCTGCTTTGAATTCAATATTTTTTACAACGCTGGCTTTCAATTCGAGAAATTGTACAAACAGCTTATCCTCTGAAATTGTTTCAAGTTTACTATCAATTGCATCGGTTATTTTGTTGCGAATTAAAATCGCTTCATTATAACTTGAATATGATAGGTCAACAGATATTCTGGCTGCTGAAATAATAGCGGTGTTTTGTAAAAGATCTCGAAGCGCTATTTGATTTGTTGCAGCTTGAATCATTGATGGTGTATCGCTGGAAATTATCTGCCAATCATTTCCAATATTAAATAATGCTACAATTTCCCACAAATCATTGATTGTTGCAGTATACGAATAAGGATCAAGACCAAAATTATATACAATGAGATTTGATAGTGTATCAACCAGGCCTCCTGGCGATAATAGAAGGTTATTAACATTTCCTGAGAAGTTTGTAAATAGCTGGTTATATTCTGCGCTTTTTAAAGCTTGAACTTTTACGGTTTTGATTATCTTTTGAATTGTGTTAATCGTGTTTATGGCTGAAGATGAAACATGAGCCGGGTATCCGGATACTACAAATTTATTTGTAAAAGATTCTTTAGATACGGCGTTGGCATTCTGTGAGGCATTTACGAGACGGGAAAAAGGATCTTCCTTAGATATGGCAGTTGTAGTTTCTGTTGCTCGTATACATTGGAATGATACAGTACACATCCTGCCGTCTTTAGCACCAAAACCAATGTGATAATCCGGCACACTGACAAGTACTCTGCCATGCCAGGGATGAACTAGTATACCGGGCCCTGCTTCTTCAAAGGCACTGATTAATTTTTCACTTTGCTCGACGAAATTTTCACCAACAATGAATCCATCAATTGGAAATTCTCGAGGCTTTTTGCTTAGATCTTCATTGTGGGGATTGTCTTGTCCTGGAAATTGATGAATTACAATATTACGTCCGCCGATAACAGGTGCGTATTCAACAGAAAAGGGAACTCCTCTGAAGGATGCAGGTTGTAGTTTTTCTTTCCAGCCCATATTATTAATAGACCAATGAATCTGGGTTTGAATAACCCATATTCAAGTTAAGTGGAATTTTACTAGGGTTTTTTACATTTGCCCGGGTGCCTGGGGGAAGATTCGAGAAGTTTATATTTAGATCTAATTTTTGAGGTTTGGGATTAAGATTTAAGTTGCCAAAATTGACATTGCCTGGAACTTTTTCCCAATATTCATTAATTCTCTGTTGTTTTTCCTTATAATCACCGGAAAAATCAAATCCTTGCTTTGTTAATTCTCTCTCGATGTCCTTTATAGCACTATCATCTTCTTTAGTCCAACCGTTCGGATTGATAAGTGCTTTGTCGTATAATGATTTAAGTCTATTGATTTTTTCATTGTTTACATCTTCAATTGTTTTGATTGTAGCTTTACCATCTCCAAATTTAACACGCATACGATTTAAATCTTCATACTCTTTATTTAAATCTTTAAAGTGATTGTAAGTAGCCATAACCGCTGCCCCAAAAGCAGCTAGACCGCCTATTGCGATCGCTAGAGGAGATGTGCCAATACTGATGTTTAATGCTGCCAATGCTTTTGAAAGAGCGCCGATTGCTCCAACAAGAGGTCCACCTATTTTAAAGGCTGCAATGCCCAATATGGTATTTGTTGGACCTATAGCTTTTGTAATATCAACAAAAAGCCCTGCAATGGGTGATAACTTATCATACAGCTCTGACGCTACAGCTGTTACTGTAGCTATTGCACCGGGTAATTTATCAGCTAACGAACTTGCAAAAGCCTCAATCTGGGGTCTTTTTTCAATAATTTTATCTGTCAAACTTTTACTCAATTTTTCGAGAACAGGAAAAAGATTTGCCCCAATTCGAAATTTACTCATATTGAAGGCCTGAGTCATTGAACGATATGATTCAATGAATTTTCCTGATGCCTCAATGTCTTTTTCGTTTATCAATCCAAATTTTCGGGCCTGTTCACGGAATTTCTGAATTTCCTTGTTACCTCCGCGCATCATCTGCATCATCTGCCCACCCTGTTTGCCAAACAATGCGAAAACCACTCTGCTCTTTGTGAGAGGATCTGGAAGTTTTTCGACCTGGTCAACTACATCGGAAAATATTTCTTCAAGAGGACGCATTCGGCCGGCAGTATCAGTAACTTTCACGCCAAGTGCATTAAAAACATCCTTATTCATATTTACACCGGCTGCAGCGTTTGCGGAATTGCGCCCTAGTACGATCATGGATTTATCAAACGTTTCCAAATCCATATCGGTCTGCCGGGCTGCCCATCGGAGTTCTTGTAGTGCCTCAATATTTATTCCTA